AGACTATTCTTCCAGAGTCCATTGTAATGTCAGCAGCCGAAACAACCGTACTCGCTTCAATTTCCAATCGCACACCACGTGCACCAATTAGATTGATTCCACCAGTTACCGTTGTGGTTGCTGCTAAAAGAACAGTACCTGCACCACCAGTGATGGTCAGTGTGGTAATTGCACAATTGTCCAATTTTAATGCAGGTGAATCGGTAGAAGTTGATTGTACGTTTACAATTGGGAATACCCCATCAAGTGCAACTGCACCAACCTTGTTTGCGTAATCCAGTACGTCTGCATTGATTGTTGCAGCAGTAAGTGTGTCGGTTGTTGTAACACCTGTTGCAGGATTAACAACTGCAACAAAAGAACCTGTCCACTTTGTGCCAAAGTTCAAACTGTCCAACGCATCTAAATTATCTACGGTATCTGCCTGCACATCTTGGCTGCCAGTTGTAAAGTAAACATCATCATCAGCAGCAGGTTTTGTTGCAGGGTCACCATCTTCATCCAACCAATTTGCATCCACACCCCAATTGCCAAACTGGTCATCGTGTGTACCTTTCCAAACTCGTTTTGCCATTTCTTACCACCTTCCTTGTTTAACTATTCCCATTGTTTTTATCCCCGTATGGTATTAACTTGTTTAATAATTGCTGACGCTTTTTACAGCCACCGCACTGTTTTATCTTGCCTCTGCTCAACTTTTTAATAACTCGACTGACTGTATCACCGAACCCTCTAGCACGAGGTTTATGCTTAGGTTTTGTGTTTAACTGACATATTGTTAAGCATACCCCGAATGATGGCTTTTCATACTTATCTATATTGCAGCAACCGCCACCGTCTATTCCGCACGCTCTCCAGTGTTCACACTTAATCATGATATGTTCACGTTCGTTATATCTATCGAAGTGCAAGAAGCCGAGACTACTTGGAGTAATGGCGGGACGGCTTGCACAGTAATATTATAGAGTGGGTCGCCTACATCTCCACAAATGGCGCAAGCACAAAATGGCGACCCCGTGCCTGTGCACTGACCTTGGTCTGCATGGTCTAAGGTATAATCACTTCTCGCATAAATTGGAGCACCACTAATCCACGTTAAACAGGGGCAAGGCGTATTGCCAGACTGCCCACAATCGTCAATGTTATGGTGATTGTATCCTGCAACAAAACGATTCGTAATCGTGCCTCCGCTCCCGTTTGTAAAACTTCGTAGAAACGCAACAGTAATACCACAGCATTTCTGAAGGTTGCCTGGAGGATTAGTTTGGTTTTCCGAGCATGGGGTGAGGTTCCCCGCATCACTACCAAGAAATATAAAAGAAGCCCTAAGCCATACTTCTACTAAACTTCCCGTCCACGAATACTCTACGCTCCCATCTACATTATAGGAATCAAATGAACCCGATTCTGTACCTGTACCGTTGTAACCGCACGCACTTGGCGTTGTTACTGCGATAGACTGATTAAACGCTGGCACTAAGTACCATTCATAACCATCGTCATCGAAGAAGCAATTGTTCCGCATCATTTGAACCGATGGTACTGCAATCTCTACAGATAAAGTAGTCGGGCAAATACCTGATGCTGTTCCACCGCAGAATGTGCTGACTCCACCACCGCAAATCGCACATATACCGCACCCAGTCTCCCAGCAACAATCACAAATCGCTCTGCGGTAGCCAGTCACCTAACACTCTCCATCGTGAGCATTGGCTAGACTAAATACTGAGCGCAGTGTACCTTCAGAATCTTGTAGGATAAACATTACAACCACCGTATCGAGTTGCACACTATCAATACAAGAGCCAATCGCCCGCATGGTAAAATCAGGAGGGTACGTGGAGCCGTTCATATCTACGGCAGGAGATACGTTGTCTTCTGTATTACTCATCTCGCATAGGTTTAGTGCATCATCACCCGTACGTCCATCGGTAAGGTCTTCAAACCCAGTTTCATCATCAAGTACAACCTCGGTCCACTCGTACTCGTATCGATTATCCGTTCCGTCTATCTCTGAAGAATCTGTTATCTTTGCAAGGAAGTAATTAGTGCCACCACCCCTTTTTTTGCGTTGGGATGTTTGGTCACTATTCTTCTTTTCATACTCAGCCAACATAATCATTAACCTTCGCCACAATTCAGGAGTAAGGTTACCAAGTCCACTTGAAATTGTCGGGTATTGTCCTTTGGTCATGGCGAGAACGCAAAAGATGTTGTGCTAGGAAATGGTTGTTTGTAGTAGATGTTCAATTCACCATCAATAAATTTTGGTTCTCCTGTTTCTGTTCTTTCGGGTACTTGTCGCATATGACTCCAAGCATCCCATACAAAGTTGTAGGTTGAATCCCAACTGTTTTCAGATTGCCGTGAAACTGACATTCCTTTGAACAATACAGACCCCGCAGCAAAACCGTAGAATGTACCAAGGTTCCTTTTCCCTGCCTTTGTTTGAACATTGTTCAAATAATATGTTGTGCCAAATGTTGTAACAGATAAACTCATGTCTGTAGTTGGAACAGGAATGGTAACTGGTTCACCGCCTTCATGCACTATATCACCACCAGTGATTAAAGAACCATCATCGCCACCTTGCGAACCGTTTGCGGGGATGGTCGCACCCGCAACAAAACCGTCAACAAGTGCAAGACCTGTTGTGATGCTTATACCTGTAAACAATCGTTCTGGCGTATCTTCATCACCACCACCATCACCAGTATCGCCTTCGCCTACACCTTCTTCACCTTCTTCTTCTTCACCACCACCTGTTATGTCCGTATCACCACCATCATCAGGGTCTAAATCGCCACCATCTTCAGGGTCAATTTCTGTGTTGTCACCATCGTCATCCCATTCATCATCATCACCACCCGCATCAGTTGAATCTTCTGGCTTTGCATAAGACCAAGTTAATTCCCACGTGTCTGCCCTTGAACCACTTGCTTTAATACTAAAACCATTCGCAAAGATTCCATTGATGTTTGGGTGGTTATCACTAAAACTAACTCCACCAGAATAGTTAACTGCTTCTTCAAGTGTTAGGTTGCCAGAATCTTCATACACAAGAAATGTTCTACTTGCGGTATATGAATCTTGGTTGCGTGAAACTTCTCTGCTGCCGAACAGTTCTACGTAATTCATGTTAGCACCCCAGTGCTTCCCCTCTTCCGCATTGCTTCATTTAACTTTTGCAATTCTGTAAGTTGGTTGCCACTAACTTCACCAATATCTTTCAACAGGTCTTCTGTTGTAGACATACTGTTGCTACTTGATAACTTACCGATTGCAGCAACGGTTGTGTCCATCATACTTTCAAGCCCTTTTACATCTGTATCTATTGTTCCACCCAACTTACTGACAACATCTTTAGTTCTGTTTGCAATTGCTTCTGTGCGGTCAAGACTCTTTGCTGTGTTTTCCTTAACTGCTGTCATGACCTGTTCAATTTTCTTTGATGTCTCTACTTGTTTTTCTGCCAACCGTTCTGTCTTGTTTACTTGCCCTGCAATTTTGATTGAACCCATTGCAGATTGCAACCCTTCAATGATTCCCTTGGTAATGATGTTCACTTCTATATCTTTTTCTGTACCCTTTCGCAATCTTCCCAATGCTTTTTCATGCTGTTCATACGTCAGCATTTTTGCATCAAACATCTTTTTGAGTTTAGCAACTTCCGAATCGTACACTTCTTCTGGTGTTCGCAATGATTCAATTAACTTTACTGACGCATCGAACAATTCTTCTGTCTTTTTAATTGCTTCATCTTCTGCTGTTACTTTGTCTTTCAGTGCTTGCAGTTGTTGTTCAAGTGCCAGTGTGCCTTCAATGGTTGCAGACGTTAAACCTGCCTCTGCTGCATTTGCAATTAAGATTTCTGCTGCTGTCATTCCAAAGTATTTTATTTGGTCTTGCAAGGTTTCGGTTAGTTTTGTCCCCTCGCCAACCAATTCAATTTGTGCATCTGTTAATTTTTCAAGTGCTGCTGTAACTACTGGTGCACCTTCTTCAATTGCTTCTGCCATGCCTTCTGTTAATGATTCGCCACCCGCTTTACCAACACCGTCCATTGAATCAGAAAATGTTTCAAACATATTAGTTGCATCAGCCATTCCCCCGCCCAACATTTGTACAAAGTTAGTGCCCATGTCACTGCCTGCCTCAGCGGTTATACCTGCAAGTTCTGTTGTAAGGTCACGCATGAAGCCAACCGTGGCATCGTAAGTATCATCAGACATCATTCCAATTGCATTCATTCCCCATGAAACCGTTTCCACAAGTGCTTGGACAAGTCCACTGATTACAGTTAAGACTCCTGCACCAACCGTCTTCAATAAGTTCCATCCAAAAGCAATCTTGTTGTACATCATAATTGCATGACCAATTATCTGAAAGATTATTGAACCAAGTATTTTGAATACAGTCATCAAACTTTCTGTGCTAATGATTGAACCTTCAACGCCTTCAAACAAACCTGAAAATGCTGCTTGCATTCCACCAATAAACTTTGTTGCAACCTGTACAACTTCACGCAATGTTGGTGCAAGTTTCTCGCCAATTTCTGTTTTCAAACCACTCACTGCGGATTCAAAGTATGTTATGTCACCTGCAAGTGTATCCAACCGTGCTTCTGCCATTTCATTTACGACACCAGTGGCTTCTATCATGCTTGTTGTAAGTTTATCGGTATCCCCCGTCATGCCTTGCAGAATGCCAACTGCGTTCACACCAAGTTTACCAAACTTTTCTAGGTTCTCTGTAAATGAATGACCTTCTACTAGATAATCTCTCAACGCACCTGTGCCGCTTTTTTCAATTTCTGCACCTAACTCTGCGAATATAACACGCAACGCTGTACCTGCTTTGCCACCTTTGATGCCACTGTCTTGCAACTGTGCAATCATTGCGGAAGTTTCTTCTACTGAGAAGCCAAGTTGTTTTGCAATTGGTGCAACGTGTTGGAACGCTTCACCCATTTCTGCAACTGTGGTATTTGCAGAGTTTGCACCAACGGCAAGTACATCTGCAAAGTGTCCTGCTTCTTCTGCTGCTAATCCAAACCCACTCATGCCAGTTGCCATAATGTCTGCTGCTTGTGCAAGCCCCATGCCAGATGCGGAAGCCAAGTCTAACACAGAAGGTAATGCAACAATGTTTTCCTGCCATGTAAAACCCGCACGTGCAAGCATTGCCATTCCTTGTGCTGCTTCTTCCGCAGTGAATGCAGTTGTAGCACCAAGACGTTTTGCAGTTTCTTCCATCGCTTCCATTGCACTTGGGTCAAGCCCCAACATCACAGACTTTACTTCTGCCATCCCTGCTTCAAACTTCATAAACTCTTTGACCGCACCACTCAATGCTTTAACAGTTAATCCAATCGCTATCGTCAATCCAGCGAATGCAGCAATGGCAATACCCGCAGGACTTGCAGCAAACTTACCAAACTTGCCGAGCATTCCCTTGGCTTTGCCAAGACCTTTGGATAGCCCACTGGTATTACTCTTAACATTTATCCAGAGATTACCTATCGTTGCCATTATTCATTCGCCTCTTTTGGTGCTTGCCCTGTCATCGCTTGTAAAATGTTTTGCATTTCATCTTCTTCCATTGCTTTGTCCTGTGAATGTTCGCCTACTAACATGAAATCCTTTGGCGTAAACATTCTGCTGTTCTTTCCTCTGTTGCAATTTGCAAGTGTGGATGCAACTATTGCAGCAGGTAAATCCGCAGACCTAAAATAACCGAATGGTTCTAGTGAATAGTAAGCAGCCCATTCGCTTATTTCCTTACTGTCCATTGATTGCAACAACTGTCTAACGGTCATGCCAAGTTCAAGTGCCAGAGTAAAGTAAAAACGCCTCTCGGGTCGGCTTGTCAGCCCCCCGCTAATTCTTCGACATCATCGCTGCCTAAGCCATTCAATTTTTGTGCCACACTGAAAATTAAATCAAGGCACATTGCCGACTTCTTGCCAAGTGCTTCTATGTCACGGGCATCAAATAACCGTTCGCCTTTGTCGTTGCACATTGTCAGAACACACAAGCGTGCACGGATGTTCACCATGTTCACACTTCTGTTCTTGCCCTTGGTTTTCATACAAGATGCTTCAAACTCATCACGTTCTGTTCCCGTCAAAGTGCGAACCCAAACACTTCCTCCCCATCGTTCTACAACTACTTCTTCACGTGGAAGGTCATCGCTCTTGAGAATCGCATTTTTATCCAACACAGTTTGTGCTCCTTGTTTAAATTATGCTACGGGGAAAGTTATGGAATCTGTAATTTTCATTCCCAAACTTGCGGTTACAACGGAATCCATTGCAGCAGTAACACTGAAAGATGTAATCACTGCCTTAAATTCCATTATTTTTGTATCACTAAATGTAACCTTGATATCCTTTGACGTTCCATCAATCGCTGCTTCGATTGTTAAATGACTGGTGGATGCAGGGTCATAATTTATTTCAAAAGTACACTCGCCTCCATCCTTAATTCCACCAATGAATGTTCGCCAAGTTGAATCAAGATTGCTTGTGTCCAACGTTGCCAAACTTAATGAAATTGCTGATATGGATGTAACGTCTGCAATGTCTGTTGACCCGCCATCGATACTTA